ATTGGCCCCAAAAATCGGCGTTGTTCTTTTTGAATGTAGAATCGATGTATTCTATTCTGATGTCCTTCCATCCTACTTTTATCATTGTTGGTTTTGAATCCATAATTTATTATACTACTTTATGTCGACGTTGTCTACAGTTAATGATAATTTGATTCCAGCTGATCTAAATTTACTGCGCCATCTATAAAAATTTTCATTGTGGTTACACGAGTCTTTTATGATCCAATATTGATAGGCGTGTACCATTTCATGCGCCAATACTTCTACAAATGTTTTGAAGTCCTTGTATTTTGGTAAAACATATAGATCCATCCATTTGCTATCACGTGATTCGTCCTCCATTATTACACAACCCACACAGTCACGCATCCTTTGGATATGGTTGTACCTAAAAGCAGGAATCCTGTTGTTGAATATAAGATTATTTAAAATATCGAACCATAAATCGAGATCTGACATTTTGGTTTTATAAGCCCCTGTGTGATACACATCGATCAATTTTTCAAGTTTTTTTGCCATCGATATGTTTCACCAAATCTTTGTAATTTATAGATCTATAATTTTGTTTTGAAGTTATTAAATTTGATTGATTTCCTTCTACAAATGTAAAAGTCACATCAGGATGTCTTTCCATAACGTCAGAAATTTGTCTGTCCCATACAGTCACGTGAACCGTTGTCTTGTCGTTGTTGTAATTAGTAGTATTGACATAGACATTATTATCCGCACCATCGACTCCGCAGTCAAAACCCAACATGTATAGATTGGTGTGTCCATCATGAACAGCTATATGTGTGGCAGTCGGTCCGGCACCTCTGTGTGGGTTAGAAGGAATCAAATGCGATTTACCTCCAAATCTGGTCATGCAATTATGATTGGTGTAAACATTGTTATTTTGATCGTATCCAGATTCCACTACTTCTTTGTACATGAATCTATCAACAACGACTAAAAATGTTGGTTTATAATCTCTGTAAAGAGCGTTACATCCATACACGTCGTCTGGTAATAAATTTAAATCAAAATTGCTTCTGCTTCTGCCATTCCCGATGATAAAAGCATCCTTGCCGGCAGGATCGTTGAAAATAGTTCGAGGCATCCAAACTCTTTCTTCGTATTTTTTGCCTCCCTTGATTATAAGATTTGCAATAATTTCTTCGCCCTTGTAATCAGATATGGCCATTTATTTTTTTAAAACTAACAAACAGTTTTCCGCTGATGACTTGTCCAATCCTTTTTCGTCTACAAACATGTTTACAATTTTACCATTAGATATAACAGCGACAAATCTTTTGCATCGCTGGCCATATATGCCCATATCTGTCAGCAGTCCGAGTTGCTCAGATACTTCTCCTAAAGGATCAGCGGCCATTGTGATTTTAGCACCATCGTGATTGACATAATCACTGAAAGCGTTCATTACATCTGGATCATTTACGCTCAAACAAATTATTTCATCTATTCCTTGATCATAGATTTCTTGTTCATGTTTGACATAACCAGGAAGGTGTTTGTTGGTGCAAGTTGGTGTAAATGCTCCCGGAATACCAACTACTACAACATTCCTATCTTCGATGTATTGGTCTAAATTAACTCCATCATCATTGATGAAAACTTCACCCGAGGGTACATCTTTTGCGTCATAATTTTCAAAATCAAATAGTTTCATGCTGTTAATTATCTCCAGTGGTTGATGACCAAAGGATCGAATTGAATATCGCCCGGATCTGGTTTTCCATGGAACACTGCTATCGAACATTCAGACGGTAAGCCATCTTTGACAAAATATTCTTTGGTGATTTGTCTTCCATTTTTAAATTTTTTCCTCATCTCTGTTGTGTACTTCTTGGTCACAAACTTGTCATGTGGAGATCTTTTTTTCTCTCCGGGTTCAAGACCAATTTCCCATTTGTAACTCATTATCCATTCTTTGGGCCACAGCACAGGGTCTCTAACTTCTGCTGTGAGGTAATCCTGATCGCCTCTGTGTTTCCTCATGATGTCTGATTCGTTTTGTTTAAACTTTTCGTAAAGATGATGATATTTTCCGTGATCGAATTTCATTACCGAAGAATTCTTTACATGGAAGTTTGGAATCCTGCATCTATTAAAATCTTGGATAATGGAAAATTTATTTTGGGCAAAATCCCACAGTTTTTCTATGTTCCGGAAAATGACAACATCCAAGTCGAGATATAAAACTTGTCCTTCGAACGGCATGTCCTTGTTGAACATGTGTACTTTGTTCCACCAAGTCTTAAATTTGTTTTCAACAATAACTTCGATGATAGGATTTTTGAGTCCTCTTGGTTGATCCGTGATACAGAAAAATTTAAACCCCGTAGTGTGCCTTTCGCACATGTTGTATAAGATTTCAACATACTTGTTTGGATATTTGTCCCCTGTGCAAACTGAAACTATGGATCTCATTTTGTTGCTAAAAATATTCCTAACACGAGCCAGAAAGGCGTGCTAAACATGAACCCAAAATAAATGCGTGTTACCCAGCGATCAAATTTTGTCTCAGTCTCTTCCATGGAATTCCTTGCCTTATTTCTTCTATAAACCATTCTGTATAACTTATCTTTTTTAACCATTCTGTGCGATCAGGTTTGGCGGGACTATTTACATCGCCGCCGATAGGATTTCCTACTTCCCAGCACAGAGAAGATTGATCAACATACACAGGCACCCCTGCTATTACAGATTCGATAGCAGGATTTGAGTTGTAGTTTACAACACAATGGGCATTGGTCAAAGATTGCATAAAATCAACTTCGTCTACGGAACCGATCAGTTTGATTCTTCTGGGTGTAGATACAAAAATCTTCCTTTCCTTCATTTCCGGAAAATGCACCAAAAATCTTGGATGTGGCCTAAACCATATGGGTCTATCCGTTTGAGACCGAATCCAGTCTATCATCTTGTTCGCCCATTGACCCATGTTGCCTTGATTCCACGCTATAGACTTTTCGTTCTGTCCGCATACAATAATATGATCTCCATGGTTGTGCCATGGTTCCGGCACTAAGTTAAAAAGTTTTAGCCTATTATCATCCACATTATCATTGCCAAAATCAGCATCTCTGTTGATGCCGTTTATGGCAACCTTCCAGGAAGTATTTCTTTTGAGTGCGCCTACTTCTATGATTAAAAATTTGGATTTGCCTTTGTAGTGATTATAGATTTCGTCCCTGCCATAAATCCCTAATAACCAAGACCACATCACTACAACATCTGCTTGAGGTCTTTCGTGGTTTTTACATATGATATAATTTTCATTGCGAATTGATTCGATAAAAGCTGCCATAATTGGCTTTCCTGCCTGGGCACAAGTGTCTGGAAATACTGCTATTTTCATTTTAAAAATTCATACAACTCTTCGGCAATAAGTTGATGTCCTTTTTGATTTGGATGATACTTGTTTGGATATATGTAAGGATTGTTCTGGTATTTGACCAGTTCGTTTGTGCTTGTATTCATCTTTGCTTGAAACATTTCCAAAGCAGTTTTTGGAACAAATTTTCTCTTGTCTATTCCGGGATAAGTCCAATTGATTTTGGTCCAACCTTCGAGATAAATGTCTTTTACAATAGTTTCACTGCTCTGAATCATTTTTTGTAGTGCCAAAACAGTTATATTCGCTCTATGGTTATCTAATTCATCAGATTGTAAATGCTCGTAATAAAATTTTGTGTTATGACTTTTGTCTCCGGTCGGTCTGATGGTTCTCCATTCGTTGTCTTGATGTAACATGTAACGGATAGGATTTGTTATAAAAAACACAACAGTATCAGTTAAAAATTTTGTGCGAGACATATATTCTTTGAGTTGGATCAATAGATGATCGATCGATGTGCCTTCTTGTGAACAGTTTATGAATTCTTGTGTGCCTAATTTTTCATGTAAAATTTCACCAAATGTTTTTTCTCCTGGATTGAGTTCTACGCCCGCAGGCCAACTGTCACCAAAAACGACTAACCTGCTCATTGGCTGGATCTCACGTGACAAACTGATTTTCCGCTCTTGTTGTAGTATTCGAATTTTATTGTAGGACCAATTATGAGTTGTTTTTTATTCTCGCGAGATAATTCGAACTCGTGATTTCCACATTTACATATTATGACGCCAAACATACAAGTGATCAATCTCCATGTTGTTTCATTGTTGTATTTGATTTGTTGATGTGGTTTATTATAATCGTAGTAGTCTCTCACAAACGAAACTGGTACAATTTTTTCATAATCCTCTTGGATGTAAGTTATTGAAGTATCGCCTAAATCGTTTTCTATTATAAAAATTTGATTGTCAATCTTTTTGTATGATTTCATTTTGGTCCATATATGCAATCTCTAGTAATTTTAAACAATCTTGTGTAACCCTGTCTGTCTAATTCATTATGGCTCGCCATTTTGTCCAACCCAAAACGTTCACTGTTAAAAACACACCGTTCTATGATAATAATAGGTTTACACTTTTTAATTGTTGCTTCGGCTCCTTTGAGCACATCGATTTCTAATCCTTCCACATCAATCTTTAAAACATCAACATCTTGGAAACCGTGCTCGTCTAATGTTTTTATTTCTATGTTTCCCTGTTGGGCGGGAATTAATCTTGTTGAACCGAGATGGTGTTCAACTGCAACTTCGAGATTACCTTGGGCTGGTTGGCTACCAAGACCATATGGATACAGTTGTATGTTTTGGTATGGCTCACAATTTTTTTCAAAGCATTCTATGTGATAAGGTGCAGGCTCAAAAGCAGAAACTTTTTTGTAATATTTTGCAAAGTCCACACTCCATCTGCCCACATTTCCTCCCACATCAACCATGTGATTTCTTGTTTTGGAAAATTCTAAAACTTTATCTTGTAGAATCCGATCGTGCGTGATTACTGATTGAGCGTTGTGGTGTTTGGGTAAATCACCATCTGGTATATAGAATCCATCTACTAATTGCATAGTCTTTCGTCCATCACAAACCGTTTGGGTGTCCATCCCAGTGCTCTTAATCTATGAGAAGGTAACAAGTTTTCTTGTGATTCATAATCAAAGCCATTTGTAATAGGAACATCTAATCCATTGAATGCCACTAATTGATCGACAGCAACTGTGCGACCGGTGCCTACTTCGAAAATACCTGTCTCGTTTGGATTATCGATTATAGTTTGAATGGCAGAAACAACATCGGATACATGGATCAAATCTCGATGATGAGTTGTAGCGTATTTCAAAGTCTTGTTTTGAATCTGAGGAATCAGCATGTCACCACGAGCACCATCGCCCCATACAGTTGAAAATCTTAACCCTACAGAATTTTTTGGAGCAATGAATTCATTTACATATTTTGAAATTGCGTATGGATTGCCATGCCATCTCTTACAAGCAGACGATGAAGCATATATCACTCTTGTGTTGGACTGTTCTGCAATATCAAAAATTTTCTTTGTGTGCTCTACATTCACCTTCCAATATTCATCAGGATTTTCAATCGATTCTCTGATCCCTGCTAAAGCGGCTAGATGTATGATTAGATCTGTCTCTTTTTCCAATAAGCCATTCAATGTGAAGCCATCGATGTTTTTTCCAATCTTAATGTCCCAGCAAGTCAACATATGCTTATTTTTCATCAAATGGTTTACAAGGTGACTGCCTATGAATCCATGGGATCCTGTAACTGTAATATGCATGATAGTATTATATTATATATTGAATGATCTGTCTACGGTTAAACTGTCTTGACTGGTAACTCTTACAGCCCTTGGTCTGACAACTTGTATGGTGACGTATTTGTCTTTGACAAACATATCTGAAGCAGTCAATCCGTCTGTGTAAGCACCTTCGATTAATTTTTGTGCCGCATGGGGTTTCAACACATATCCATAGGTGCCTTTGAGTTGTTGTTCGCCTTTTCTGTAGTGATCAAACTTTTGGACAATGGGATCTATACTTTGATCAGGATCCGGATCAATAAATCTGTGTGCATCTAAATGTAGGACATCTTCGAAAGGTTGCAAGAAAGTGTTTGATACAACTTCGGAATCATGCTCAAGCACTAATATCGGTTCGTTGATATCGACACATTTTTTCCAAACATTCAAATGAGAAATCATACATCCTCTAACCCCTCCCCGTTTCCATTTGATAGAAAACAGTTTAGGTCCTGGTAGATAGGGTTTTAATTTTTCTTTTGCAATGTAATCATCTGCTTGAGAAGGAGTATAACCGGCAAATAGTTCTACATCCAATCCATATTTTTTTGCAGAAGATAATGCAGTTTGACTTGCTTTAACTGTTGATTCTATTGTTGGCAAATAAATTACAAACGATTTCATTTGATCATTTGTTCTATGTGGGGTCGATATCGCTTCCATACTTGTCCACTTTTTACTTCGTCGATGGTCCATGAAGCATAAGCGAGATCATTCAACCATTGTGTTCTGTCCGGGGTAGGTGGATTTTCAATTTTGGAAAAATCGTTGGTTCCGATGTCCCATGCCAAGCACAAGTCGGAGGTCATTACAACAGGAATGCCGTAGGTAGCTGCATCAACAGCTGCTGTAGAATTATGTGTTATCACACACCAACAATCCTTGAGTTCTTCCAAGAAAGTAAATCTATAATCTTCTGTTGGTCCACCACCGAGCGTAACTGATGTAACTTGAATTTGAGGATGTTTGACAGACATGTCTTGTGCAGTCTTGATTGCATGGTTAGGGTGAGGTCTTAATTTTATGGGTCTGTCTGTCACACCTTTTAATTTTGATATCACATCGTCCACCCATTTGTATGGATCTGTCTGTGTTCGAGACATAGACCAATTATCTTTTGGTTGTGTACACAACAGTATGTGTTTTCCATCTTTTCGCCATGGTTGGCTTTTTGTTGTTAGGTATGATTCTATTTTATTCCATCTATCTCCTGGAGAATTTTTATTAAGGAAGTTTCCATCCCTCATTGGTGACCATAACCCACATCGATAATAGTGCTTGTCCCATTCTGTTGCTCGGTTGCCTAAAGAAGTCCAAATGCCGCCGTCGAATGAAATACACACTCCGCCGTTTTTTTCTTGGAATTGTCTGATTTTTTTCCTATTTCCTTTGAGAAAATCTCCCGCAGAATCAGGACCATAACCAAAATGAACAGCAACTTTTGATCTTGGATTTCCATTCCATCTTTCAGGATCCCCATCGCCTTCTATCCAGATAGGTTCGTCGCCAGCAGATTTGATACCTTCTCTCCATGCTTTGATCATTTCGAAAGAAGCGCCTTTGCCTCTGCGTTTTACTGTGTTGCGGAATATGTCTACTTTCATTATGGTTGCAATCTATTCAGATCCGCATTTACCATAATCTTAATCATGTCTTCAAATGATGTTGTAGGTTGCCAACCAAGTTCTTTTTGTGCCATTGTAGAGTCGCCATACATCCTTGCAACATCAACTGGTCTTTTGAACATTGGGTTGGTGCCAACATGTTTTTCCCAATCTGTTATTCCAACATGAGCAAATGCTAATGATAAAAATTCTCTTATTGTATGGAACTGACCGCTAGCAATGACATAATCTTTAGGAGTGTCTTTGTTGAGCATTAACCATATCGCTTCCATGAAGTCTGGAGCGTATCCCCAATCTCTTCCAGCATCGAGATTTCCTAAAATAATTTTGTCAGATAATCCTAATTTGATCCTTGCAACACCGTCAGTGATTTTCCTTGTCACGAATTTTATTCCTCTCAAGGGAGATTCGTGATTAAACAATATACCAGCCACAGCATATATGCCGTGTGCTTTTCTAAACATTGATGTAGTCCAATGACCATAAAGTTTTGCAATGCTGTATGGTGTGTTTGGCCAAAATGGTGTGTCTTCATTTTGCTTGTCGCCTATCGCACATGCATCTCCAAACATTTCTGAAGTTGATGCTTGGTAAAAACGAGTGGATGGTGAATGTGTTTTAATTGCCTGTAAACAATTGAGAGGTCCTATGGCATTGGCTTCTGTGGTCATTTTTGGAATTTCCCAACTGTCTCCAACATTTCCTTGTGCACCTAAATTAATAAAAAAATGAGGTTGTATATTTTTCACCAATTGATTCATAGAATTTTCGTCTGTGATATCTCCAGTGACTAAATCGATGTCGTTGGTTATTCCTAAGTAATCTAAATTTTCTAAATTAGGAGCACTGTATCTTTTTAATACTCCATAAACTTTATAACCTTTTTCAAGTAAAAGTTTGGCCATATATGGACCGTCTTGTCCAGTCATGCCAGTTACTATCGCCGTCTTGTTCATTTTTTTATCCCCTTCCAATATGGATGATCCCAGTTGTACTTGATGTCTTCTGGCAATGATTTTCCGATTTGTTTTCTTTTGTCGCCCTTCATATGGTCCATGTATGTGCCCAATTCTGAATTGATGAATGGATGTTTGCCACCTCTAAAACCTCTCCACCTTCCGTCATTTAAATCGTTTTCTTTGTAATCCTTGTACTTGTTTATAAACATTTGTCTTGTTGCATCTAAAGTATGGCAATCCGTATGCCCTTTGAGTTGCCAAAACTTATCTTCAGTGTACCATTTCTTCCATTCTACAAAAAACTCTTTGGCGTAAGGACTCTTTAAATTGAAAGATAAAAAACCAGTTTCTGTGAATTTTTTTGGTCTACCAAGTATTGTGATAAAACAATCTTCAGGCATAATATGCTCCACCCAAGCAGTTGGAACATCATCGAATGTAAAAGTATCACTGTCGAGATAATACAACATGTCTGTGTCACAGTTTTCTGCGGCATCGCACATAGCAAAAACTTTGGCACTAAATTTTAGTGCATCGTATTCGTAGTTGTAAGCAGGATCACCTTCAGTCATTATAGGAGTTCGCTTGTCTTTGTTTCTGTGAATAAATTCTACCCAAGTTGGTTGTGCTTGTTCTAACTTGTAATACTGTCCATTGGTGAGATCAATTTGATTGTCGAAGTTGTCAGGATAGACAAATTTTTTATATTCTTTGGGCCAACGCTGTTCTATCGACTCCAAACAATTACGGGCCGGAGAAGGCCAATATTTTTCAGGATAGGTTACTACTATTGAGCAAGATTTCATGATGTGAGTTTTTTTACAACCTCGTACATGGCATCAATTCCTTGTGAAACATCCTTCATTCCGTTGCCTACAAAAAAACCTTCGTCTTCTATTTCGTCGGCACCAGGATAATCGCCATTGGTGATACAATCCAACATGTTCATCACAGGTTGTCTTAACCAATTGCCAGAGGCAAGTGGTCTTGATTGGATTCCTGCTTTAGTCAGTTCGGAAACTAATTCGTCTCTTCTGCCTCTCAACTCGCCAGTACAAATACAACCAAATGAGAACCAACTGGAGTCTCCTTGTGTTTTTTGCAATTTAAAATATTTTTCATCGCCAAACAATTTAAAGAAGTGTTCTTTATTTTTTAATCTTGCAGATAAAATACTATCCCATTTTTTAAGTTGTTCAAGTCCTACAGCGCCACTCATTTCCAAAGGTCGCACTGTGTAACCCGGAGTTACAAAAGTAAAATTGTCTTTCCATCCTCCTGTCTTTTCAAACAATGGATTAGAATCGGACAGATCTCTGCACCATCCGTGTGCTCTTAATGAACGCAACCAATCAGCATCTTCTGAATTGTCTATGGTCACCATTCCGCCTTCCATGGTTTGTAAATGATGAGAAAAGAAAAATGATTGAGTGCCTATTATGCCGTGGCTCCCAGTGTATTTGTTGTTGTACTTCGCCCCCATCGACTCGCAGTTATCTTCAATGACAAACAAGTTGTGTTTGTCGGCAATCTTATAGATCGAATCATAGTCGCATGGATTGCCTAACAAGTTGATCGCCATGATGGCACAAGTGTTAGGTGTGATTGCACTTTCTATTTTAGTAGTGTCGATGTTGAATGTTGTTGGATCTACATCTACAAAATTTAATTTGAAACCGTTCTGATTGACAGGAAAATAACTGGTGGACCAACCTACTGCCGGAACAATGATGTCGCCGGTGAGTTTGTACTTCAACTTTAACAATGCCAGCATCAACAAGTTGGCTGATGATCCTGAGTTGCACATCACTGCATGTCCGTGTCCGAAATGTTTGGCATACGCAATTTCAAACTCTTTTACTTTCGCCCCCATGGTGTACATGTCGGAAGATATGACTTGATTTATGGCATTGATTTCTTGTTGTCCCCAAGTGCTCGATGCTAATGGGTATATTGGTTCAGGCATTCATTCTCCTTGTGTTTTAATTACTGGGTATTTAAATAGTTTTTAATATGAGCAGGACAGTTTCGGTTATAACTACTTTTCCACCAAGCAAGTGGGACGAGTACGCCAAACGCATGGTCGAAGGATTTGTATGGGGATGGCCCGAGAACATCGACCTCACTGTGTATTACGAAGACAGTATTCCTGAAGATGCACCTAAATCGGATAGAGTAAAATGGATAGACATTCATCAAGCATGCCCTGAGTTGGTAGCATTCAAGGAAAAACACAAAAACAATCCATACGCCAACGGACACAAGATTGGAACAGATACAAATAAAAAAGGATCATTCTTGTTCGAGGCTGTGCGATTCGCACATAAATCATATTGTGTATCACATGCAACCCTCAACAGTTCTACAGACTTAGTTGTCTGGTTGGACGCAGATGTTGTTACCCACAGTCCTGTGCCATACGAATTTGTTGAGGGTCTACTTCCAGAAAATTTTTACACAGCATACTTGGGCAGACAGCACATTTACCCCGAGTGTGGGTTTGTGATCTATAACACACATCATCCAAAGCACAAAACATACATGGAAGATTGGCAAAAACTTTACAACCAAGATGACTTGTTCAAACTTGAAGAATATCATGATTCGTATCTGTTTTGGCATTTACTCAAACAACACGATTTGGTCAAAGAAAGTTTCAACATTTCAGAAGGCCATCCGCATCGTCCAGGAGTGCATGTGTTCATAAATTCTCCTTTGGGAAAGTACATGGATCATTTGAAGGGATCCAGGAAGAAACAAGGAAAATCTAAAGCATCCGACCTATACTCCAAACGTGACGAACGTTATTGGAAATCTATCAAAGGATGAAATTAAAATTAGCAACCAATCATGGCCCGGAGTCCAAAGCCTGGCAAGTGCTTTCACCACTCAAACAATATAATGATTCAACTGGCATTGACACAGTGTGGGGTCTTGGTGCAGGAAATTTTGCCGTAGTGAAAAATTGTATTGCCGAAAACAAGAATTGGTTGTACACAGACATGCCCTACTGGAATAGATATAATCCACATGAACCCAACAGAACATATCATTGGAGGACCTGTTTAAATAATGTCCATTGTAATCAGGTATTCGATCTACCCAGCGATAGGTCCAAGCACATCGAACTCAAAGAATGGAGACACGATGGTGAATACATTTTGGTAGCTCCTTCCTCCGACACAATCCATAGGTATTTGGGCAAAACAAATTGGACACAGGAGACCGTAAACAAGTTGAAACAAGTGACCGACCTTCCGATTAAAATTAGATCTAAGCCAAGAAAGAAAGGAACTTCGGGACCACACGTTGCAGATATTCCTCTGTCGGAAGATTTTTCAAAAGCAAAATATGTTATCACATCATGCTCTATGGTTGGAGTGGAAGCAGTCATAGAAGGCATACCTACGTTTTGTGAACCAGAGGCAGGATGTGCTCCTGTGGCTAATACAGACATTTTTTCTTTAGAGCCAAAGTTCAACGATAGGCAACAATGGTTGAACACTCTATCATATCATCAGTGGACGACATCTGAAATACAGAGCGGACAATTCGAATCAACATTCAAGGACTTGTACAAAGACTTCCTATGAAAGCAGTAAAAACAAATAGACCATTCACTGAAAAGATTCCGAGAGCTTGGGCACAGGGAACTGGATGCAAGATCATAGATCCTGTAACAAACGATCAAGAAATGTTTGAGGACGTTTATTTTTACTTTGGCATCTTGAGAGGTTCGGGTGACATGATGAAACGTTCTATCCAAAATGGATGGGACTATTTTTTCTGTGATCATGCATACTTCAACGCAGGACATGAAGGAGCTAATCCATGGTACAGGATAACCAAAAACTCACAGGTTAATTCTGTACTAACTGACAAGCCATCGGACAGGTATGACACGCATTTCCAACAAGATATAAAACCATGGCGCACGAATGGTAACAAAATTATAGTGTGTCCACCCACTGGAGCCATTGAGTGGTTCTTTGATGCACAAGAATGGCTAAACACCACTGTAAAGACCTTAAAACAGCATACAGACCGTGAAATTGTGGTGAGGGACAAGCCTATGGATCCGCAAGTTGCCACCACAGCAGGAATAACGCAGTTGGTTGGTTTTAACAAAAAAACCATAGATAAACCATTACATGAGGATTTGGCTGATGCTCATGCAGTGGTTACATTCAATTCTAATGTGGGAGTAAAAGCAGTCTGCGAAGGCATACCTGTCATATGCGGTCCTGAATGTGCGGCATATCCTGTGGCTAATAAAATCGAGAATGTAGAAAATCTAAAACAGTTTGATAGGCAGCCTTGGCTCAATCATTTGTCTTACAGTCAGTTTACTTTAGATGAAATTGCATCTGGATTTGCTCATCAAACTCTCATATCGTAACATTGTGCCCATGAACGCATCATCCAAGAAATAAGTCTTGGTTTCTTTTGTGTTTGATTGGACTGTGATATCACATTCTTCAAGCAATCATTTTTCGACATATAGGAATTCATAAAGTCCTGTAATTTTTTATTGTCGTTCAGCCAGTACATCAACGGAACTGTCCATCCTGTTTTAATTTTGTTGATTATGTAATCAGGCATTACACCCCTGTATGCCAACTTGGTTGGTAGTTTGGTCTGAGATTTTTCAATGCCCATCTTGTGTGATGAGTTGATATCCAAACAATACTTCATGAATCTTTTTGTGGCCAACGGAAATCTCCCCTCCATGGAGAATGCCATTCCGAACTTGTCATTCCTTGCAAAGAAATCTTCAGGAACCTGTGTGACACAATCTAATGCCATGTATGAATTCACATGATCTGCTGGATTCCATACTTGTTCGGGCATCTGTTTGATTAGTATCGCATGTAGTTCCTCGCGAGAAATCTTTCTTTTCATCTCAACAGGACGCTTTATTCTGTGCATCCATTTCCACACAAGGCCTTCCCACGATTTAATTTTTTCTTCAGGTTTAGTGAGTTTCCAATACTTTGGGTAACCTCCCAAAAGTTCATCCCCCATGTCTCCCGCCATGGTGACCACTACACCTGCTTCTGATAATTTTTTATTTGTTTCGTAGTACATGGGCATGTTCCAATTGTATACAGGTTGTTCCATGAACCACATAGTCTTGTCCCAGCACGCCATCATCATTTCCGGTGTGATTTCTATTTCTGTATGGTTCATGTTGTAGTCTTTTGCAAACATTGCCGCATGTGTGGCATCGTCGTTGTGATCTTCATCTGTTATTACATTAGGATTCATTTTGTTTGTAAAGGTATCCAATGAACCAAGCACACTGTTCAATTCATGTGCTACCAAAGTAGAATCCAACCCACCCGATAAGAACATTCCAAACTTTCGTATGCCGAGTGTAGACATTTTTACAGTTTCGTGTGACTCGTATCTAAATTCTTCCAAATCCAATCCTTTGTTGCTGTTTGGATGGATTGTGAATGTGTGCGAATTGGTAAATTTTTTATTTGCCACACTGTATGTGAGTGTTTGTCCTGGCATCAATTTTTTAATGTTGTTGAACAACGAATGATTGGTTGCATTTACTCCACAGTAACTCATACATGCAGATGCAACATCATCGATGATTCTCGAATTGGGAACTTTGTCTAACATGCCTTTGATCTCACTGCCGAACACCAATCCGTCGGATGTTTCTGCGTAATAGACTGGTTTTATCCCCGCATGATCTCTGCTTAGGATTAAATTTTTTGTTTGTCGATCGTAATAGGCAATGCCATGCATGGAGTCGATTTCATTTATAGCAGAATATGGATCTCTATCCATGAGAAATGCAAGTAGTTCTGTGTCGCAGGAGGTATTTGGCTGGAATTGGTTATGATATTTCTTGACCAGTTCTTGATAGTTAAAAATTTCTCCGTTGTAAACCAACACATTGCCCTTATCAGTTATCCAAGGCTGTTTGCCTTCAACAGGGTTAGAAGTAATTGCCAATAAATTATGTCCTAATGTTATATCTTCGTCTGACCAAATATCGAAGCCATCCGGTCCCCTGTGCGAACAGGATTCGATAAACTTTTGAACAAATTCTTTGTCTCTTTTTGTTATTCCATATATGCCGCACATATTAATCTCTCACATACACTCCGTCATGCGGTTCACCTCTAAGGTTCCAAACGTCCATTAGTGTATATCCTATCGATAGTAGGTACTCGTGTGATTGGCATCTGGTTGGATTGTATTCACAGAATATCACAGGATCGCTTTTATCGATTGTATCATGACCTCCTCTCAAGACTTTTTCTTCGTAGCCATCGCAGTCAATTTTTATAAATCCAACATCGGCGAAGGCGAATGAGTCTAAGGTAGAAAGATTAACAGCCATAGTGCTTGATCCTTTAGGTTCGTAAGAACCTTTAATTCTTCCAACGCCTGGTTTGGTGTATTTTATTCCTGGAAATTGATCTAAGCCACTATGAATAAATTCTATATTAGGGTATTGATTGATGTCTTCTTTCCTATCTCTAAAATCAAAACTTTTTACATGTTTAAAATCTTGTGACATGATTTTGCTCCATGATAAAACATCACAACCTATGTCGAGGCCAAGGTTAAAATTTTTAATATAAGGTCTACAAAAATCATATTGGCTTTTATACACTGCAAATTTATACATATAATAATTGTTTTAAAGTTTTCCTAATTCTTGTTAAATTTTTATCTTGATCTATATAATTTTTTATCTCTATCGGAAGAGATTCCTGGTAATTAGATCCACCTTTTCTAACAAACAGTTTGTTGTTATCTTTTATATCTTTGGTGTAATTTTGTTTTTCACGTTTCTGTGCAATATCGAACTTGTTTTCGTTAATGGATTTTTCCAGCAATTCTGGATCAACTCCATTTGTTGTAAATTCAATCAATTCATTCCAGCCTTGATTTTCCTTTAGATTTTCATAAGATAATATCAATTTGTTGGGGACTTTTTCTATGAGGTCTAAAGATATATCAAACCATTTGATGATTCCTTGTAATCCGAAAGTTTTATTTTTAAACCATTCCATCATTGATAAGTTTCGTGGATTTTTTGAGCGTAGATCATCGTAATAAAAACTTATAACTGCATCAACTGGATCTCTAAAAAGGAATATAGTGGGTTTGAAAAGATAAAAGTTTTCAAAAACAAAACTTTGTGTCTTTTGTTCAAATATTTCAAATTCTATTTTGGATATTTTATCACCCAAACTGAAGTAATCATGTGTGAAACTAACCAAAGGACAACCCTTTTTTTTCCTTGCGATCATTTTATCCATGTGTGTGCTGTTTAATCTATGGGTTTTGAATACACCATATTTGTAATGAAAATAAGATCCGAGTGTATACCTCACCCATGTGCGTCCACATTTAGGAAAACTTAAAAAGAAAAAATCTGCTTGTTTGTATTCATTTACAAGATCGTAGTATCTTCGACTAACACCAGGATTATCTATGTGCATTCAACTTACCAACCGCCATCGTCTTCTGCAATTTTTTGCTCAACGGTTTTGGTCAAAGTTGACTTGTATTCACGTTCCGCATCTCGCCATTCTTGGGCGTATGGTACATCCTGTAGATGCTCGAACCATGGTCCACCTTCTGTGTAGTGCAACATCTTTGGTTCACCGTCTTCTGGCGATTCGTACCAGTCAGTCAACCAATTCCATTCGTGTGATATCTCGCCTATCTCATGATCTCCCAACCATACAAATCTATGATGCCACAAACCATCGTTGGTATTGAGTGCATTAAGATCTAAAAGTTTATTAGAAGGATGTTCGCAGTTCCATAACACACAGGATGACCAATTCTTCCTTGGGTATATGGTTTGCGTTTTGCCATCCATTTTGGTTGTGGTGTTGGGTGTGTAGTCATGCTTGGCCACCATCACCGCATAGTTGTCATTGGCTTGGTTAAACAACTCTTTGATATCTGTGAGACATAAAAAATCACAGTCAATGAACAATGCCCAACCCTTGTAACCTGTCAGCATGGGCACAAAGAAACGTGAGAATGTGAACTCTGTGGATGCTTTGGCATCAACATCACGAGTGTAAACACCAAGTTCTTTGAGTGTTGGTAATTTGAGTGGATATACTTTTACATCGGGATTGTGTTTTTGTATTGAATGTTTGGCAACTTGGTAGGCAATGTCCTCCCTTGAATCCCAGCCAACGAAAACTTTCATGTCCATCATGTCTTGTTTATATAGTAATAGATTTGTTGCCAATTGTCAACTTTGGTAACCCTTGGATCATCCATGTAAGCGTTGAACTCGTGTTTCATCAACACAGATTTTAATCCCATGTCCGCACCAAGCACAGCATTTGTGAATTTGTCTTCTACCCACACATAACCAGAATCCTTCCATGGCAACAGTGCTTGATCTTTGTCAGCCCCCGTGGACAAACAGATAACTTGCTCCCATACATCTCCGTACAAGTCTTGTAAATTTTGTTCTCTGAGTTTGTGGCTATATTTGTCTGTGTGCATAGAAGTGATGGCAATAAATCGCCAGCCTTCATGTCCGAGTTTTTTTATCACTTCCACAGAATCTCTCAATGGTTCGAGATATCTCATCCAAGCACTCATGTTAAAATGCCATGTGAGTGTTTTCATTTGCTCTCTGGTTCCTTCCCACCTTAAGTGAGCAGTGTACTGAGTCGGATCCTTTACTTTAATTTTGTAGTGTTGTTCTAAAAATTGATCAAAACCTTTTGCCCAATCCAGTATAACACCATCTACGTCTGTTAGTATTATTTTTTCTTTCATTTTTTCTCTTTCTACGGGGGGCGCCTAGTACACCCCCCTACTAGGATATGGTACGCCCGGTGAGACTCGAACTCACAATTGCCCAGAGGGTCACACAATCGAGTTGTGCCTGTCTAACCATTCCAGCACTGGCGCACTATTATTGTAACATCTTTTTTTGGCATCTCCTACGGGAATCGAACCCGTGTCTTCACCGTGAAAGGGTGATGTCCTAACCGCTAGACGAAGGAGACATCTATCTGAGTTGCACTATTTGGTAATTGGAATCGCCTTGCCAACTCAACTTAAAGTATACAACATCTTTGTCACGTGTCAAGTACATCATGTTGTAAAACGATTCACCGAGGATGTTGTTTTCTGTGAGCCACACGTCGAACTGGGATTTGATTTTAAATGCCCGACTCATGCCTTTGGGCCATCCGCCTGGTGCGGGTATGTAGATTTTCCATTTGTATTTGGAATCGTAGTCTTTTTCTGTCTTGGGAGGTTTATTCGGATTCATCTACTCGATTGAACAAACCAAATGGATCCTGTCGATCTGACTGGCATTGATAGCTGTGTGCAGAGGCAAAGTGTCGGTGTGCCACCATGTGTTTGCCTGCATGTGTTTGACCTCATCACCTATGATCATCAAACAACCTTCCGCTGTGATTATGGGATAATGCACACGGGTGTTTTCATCGTTGTGCCAACTCAAACAAGTTTTAGGTTTCATCTTCATTAATCTAATTCTGCCCAAACTTTTTCCATACTTTGTTTTTACAGAGTTGTACACTTCTTCAAACATGGTGTGTTTGAATTGACTGCACAATTGAGTGAAATCACTTTCCTTTTTTGGTTCAGCAAGTTCTGGAACTATTCTTTCCATACTACCATCATCTTTTTTAATTCTATATGAATTTGCCCAATCGTATGTGAGGCTGCCAGTTCCGTATTCATAATCATCTGGTCTTTCGGGAATGGTGTTTATACAAATGCTGTTGTTTGTATTCCAATGAATTAATTTTTTATCTAATAATCTATTGAGATCTGAGTTTAAATCTAAAATAGGAAGATCTTTGATTGGTGTAAAGTGACTCATTGTGCATACTTATCAAAACAAATATTTGAGAGATATGGAAAAAGTTCTTTCTGGCTGTTTGTAACCATATGGCCTTTCAAAATCTAAGTTGGTGACATTTTCTATCGATGCTTTGATCAATAAATTATCATCCACAAGATAATCAGCACCCACATTTGTGAAATGTTGATATTCTCTGTCTACGGTTGTATATGTGGTTGGATGGATGTCTCTGTGCTTGCCATAATATTGCCAATCATACCAAATATTAAGTTTGTCGTTTATCTGATGGTCAAGTCCTATGTTTGCCTGCCACCATGGTCTCCTTGTCATTTGTGTGTTGGTAGAATCCTGCGCCGAAACATACATCAATCCTATCTTCAGTGATGAATTGTCCACTTGTGTCCTGCTAGAAAAATCCCATCCATTTATTTTCGTTTTGCCATCTGTGTCATTGGTGTATGTTGAATTTGAGTAATTAATTTGATCTGTTATTTCAGTGGTGAAGAACATGCTTTTGCTTTCGAAAGTGTACCATTTATCTTGCGTGTATGTTTTAATACCTATCTCGTATGTCACTGCTTTTTCTTCTTTGAGGTCTGGGTTACCGGTGTATCCAAAATTGTCTGCGCCATACATTTCGTACAGTGTGGGTGCTTTGTAACCTGTGCTTGTACCGGCCACCAATGTCATTATATCATTAAGTTTGTAACTACTACCCAACCTGTATGTTGACACAGGATCGTGCAAAGTATTCCAATCTCGTCTGACGCCGCCATTTATCACAAACTTGTTGTATTCCCAATCAGCATTGATGAATGTGGCATAATTTTCTGCTTTTTTGTCGACACTTGAATTGTATGATCCTCTGTTTTCAAACTGAGCAGAATAAAATTGTAGATCAGTGCCTATTGTGTAATCTACACTGCCCACCGCATCTGTGTAACTTACCACAGTGTGTTTGTTGTCACTGTTATAATCATCTATTTCAGCACCGTTGACATATTGTCTGTCATGGACACCATAATCGGCTACCCAGTTCCAATTATTTCCTTCGTATCGCATTTGGTAAAAATAAAATTTTGCATCGCTGGTGTAATCTGCATCATCAACTCCACTGCCATCTAATTCAGTTTCTGAATTCCTGTACACTATTGTTGACTTCAACATGCCATTGTTTACAAAGTGCTCTGAATCAAAATTTAATGTTTGATAAAAATAGCCATCCTTGTCTCCACCCTTGACCACCGAGTAACCGTCCGATTCGTCTTGTGTTGCCTTGATAGAGTAACTGCTTGAGTTGTTCCACCATCCCTTGTTTACATTGATGCCTTTGGTATTGTTCGATCCATGTGTGAGTGTGGCCTCATCTGTGACTGTTGGTGCTGTGTTGATGTTGACGGCACCACCTATGGCACCACTGCCAAAAAATGTGCTCTGAGATCCTTTGTAAACATCGATACCTATGGAATATTCTACCGGATCGATGCCAGCATCGAATAATCCATTTGTGGTTGAGTGATCAGTGATGGGCGAACCATTTATCAAAAATAATGTGTGATTAGAATTTGTTCCTCTGGTGAACACAGACGTCTGTTGTCCTTTGCCGCCTGATCGTATTGAAGTGATTGATGAATTGGTGTTTAGCACATCGCCAATCACAAAAGAGTTTGAATTATTCTTAGGCCAAACTGTGTCAACATTTACCGTGGATGTGCTTAACCCTGTTGGATAAAGCCATTGGACGGGTATTGTTATTTCAAGTTCTGCTTTGGCGGAAAAAGTAGATATAACTGTTGAAAAAATTAATATCAGTTTCAGTAGTGTATTTTTCAATGACATGTTTTAATATTATATGAAAAATTACAGTACTTGTCAATGTGTTGACGAAGAAAGGAATGGCCGCCAAATAACAGGCCAATAAACCTTCTATGCTGTATCCATACCAACCCGAAGTCCAAACACCGAAATTAGTGATTGTAAAAAAAATCAAACTGGATATGATCGGACCTTTCTGTAGATATGCTATGACAAACAATGATGCGTACACCCATATCATAAAATTGTGCCAACCCAAAAATACATCTGTAAACATGTAAGTCAACAGTGCTGGCAATAAAGAGTAGTGTCCACCCAAACTGAAAATCGCCAACACCGGAGTGAAGTTCGGCGGATGTGGTAAAAATCTTGAAATTAAAATTAAGAATAGTAGGAATACGTAGACATGATTAATTCTGTTCGTCATAGTGTTATTGTATTAAAGTTGTGATAGTTTGTCAACAAATCTTGACAGATAGCACCTAAAATTGTATTATATAAGTACCTCTATGTACAGCGAACTTTTATCTTTTGGCGATTTCATCAAGTTGGATTATTATATCGAATGCCATAAACTTTTGGCTGAGATAGAACCTTTCGAATGGCACAAGTATAATCCAAGGAAACAAATACCGAGATATGGATTGAGCGTCACCAGTCTAACTGGTGAGAGAGATGGTATCGATCTTGATTCTCTGTATGAATACAACAAGGAACACAACACAGAGTACACTGAATTAGATTTTAAAACAAAAACAGATGTGTACCATGCCAGCGAAGAAACAAGGAAAGCAGTTGCACCATTTGATGCACACATCTCACGCACCCACTTTCTTAAACTTGGAGCAGGAGGATATTTTCCGGCACATCGAGATTGGAGACATTTGAATGTACAAACAAGTTTTCGAGTGTTGGTGCCGATTAAAAATTGTAATCCACAAGACATGTATTTCATCTATGACGGCAAAATACTAAATTTTCAACACGGATTTCCTTACTTTTTGAACACCAACAAAGAACACTGCTTGTTTTCGCTTTCGGGAAACAGTATAATGTTAGTACTTAATGTAGAATGTAACAAAGAAACGTTAAATACAGTTATAGAGAGGATGGCATCAAGATGATCGAATGGTTAATTGTAATATTCATAGGTATTTTATGGTCCCAGATTATTTCACATTGGGGAGCATCTATTCTATTACACAGACACTATTGCCACAAGCAATTTAAAGTGCCGGGGTGGTTTGAAACCATAGGTTTGGCCATGTTGATGATTGCCTGTATCAGAACGCCGATTGGTTGGATAGCATCACACAGGATGCATCATGTCCATTCAGATACAGAACATGATCCACACTCTCCTAAGTATGTAGGTTTTTGGAAAGTGCTGTCGACAACATGGGAAATTCCAAGGATACCGATTAGATACGCAAGAGATTTGTACAAAAATCCTAAACTTGTTTTTTGTCACAATCATTGGGGGAAAATTCTAATTGGTGCTAACATTGTTAGCTTCCTAATTCATCCATATTTTTGGGTGGCGTTTTGTGTGGTTCCTTTTATCTTTGCAAAGATAGGCTTTGGATTGCTCAACACAGTTGGTCATTCAAAAGGTCCAAGCAATGTAGCATGGCTCAATCTTTTTATTGCTGGTGAAGGATATCATAAAAATCATCATGATAATTTTAGAAGAATCAGATTGCACAAGTGGGACACAGGCGGTTGGATTGCAGAAAAATTTTTCAAAAACTATGGACAAAAAACAAACACTTCTAAATCAGTCGTTAGCAGTTAGAACTTTTCCACTCGACGAAGTCAAAAAAATATGTGATGAGTTTTTTCTTGAAAATCATTACGAAGTTTCTAAACCTTACTCAAAAATAAGTGATTGGCTCAAGCCGATTGTTGATCTTTCAGAGTTCAAACATTTCTATCCTGCCAATGGAGTAACAGAAGGCTTGAATTATTGGATGATGCAAGAGCAAAGAAAGATACAGACAAAATCTGGAGAATATGCATGGGTAGAAGGGCATGAGACAGGCGACATGTATTACATCAGTTGTCCGAGTTCCGTAGATGGAAATTTTTGTGAAATACCCACAGACAAACCTGTGGTGTTGGACCTTGCTTACATAGGTTCCACTGCAATTAAAAGTTTACACATTCCAGACAATGTTGAAAAAGTTTTCTTTTCTCTCAGCAAAAGTTTGGGCCTTAGAAATTACCGAATTGGTTATTACTGGTCCAGACATTCAGATCCAATGTTAGAAAAATTAATCTATTCTGCCAAATATTACAATTATCATTCTTTTGCTTTAGGTGAAAAGATAATAGAACAAATCCCTGTCAACTTTGTGTATGATAAATTGAGTCCTATTCAGCATGATTTGTGTAAAGAATTAGACCTTACACCAAGTGATTCATTATGGTTGGCTACAACCACAGATCAAGCATATAATAAGTTTAAGCGAGCAAATACTAATCGTATTTGTTTGAGTAATCTAATCGAAAGTGCATACAATGATAGAAGCATATAGATCCACACAAAAAATACAGGACTTTTCTGACAATGATCTTTTGGATCTTGCAAATAAAATCCATAAACAAGGAGTAGCAGTTTTTTACGATCAAAAACTTGAGATGGGCGACCTTGTTGATATCTGTAAGCGATTTGGTGAGTGTGAAACTCCTAATCTCTTTATGAATCCTACAGAACATCCTGAAATTTCTTTGGTGACAGGCAAACGCAAAGACGACGGTCAGAAAATAGGTATGTTTGGGGACACAGAATTAGGGTGGCATTCAAATGGCAACTCGAGGCATTTGATCGACAAAATTTTAATTAGTTTGTATTGTGTTGAGGAAGACATCAACACAACTTTAAGTGTGTGTCATACATCTAAACCTTTCTATGACATGAGTACGGATGAACAAGAATATTGGAAATCTATCAAGATACGTTTAAAGTTTGTAAACAACACAGTGTACAGTTTGGAAGAAGGAGATCCTGAACTGGAATTTATGAGCAAACACAAGGGCAGTATCCGTGGGTTGGTCGATCAGCATCCACACACAGGTGATTACTATTTTTATTTTCCATATCATTTTATAATTGGTGCATGGGAAGGCACCAAAAAAATTGATCATACAGAGATTATTGACAAGTTGATGCCAAAAATTTTCCAATCAAAATATCAATATCATCATATATTCAAAAAGGGCGACTTATTACTGATGGATCAGTTCACAAGTTTACACCGACGCACTCCTGTAATGGACAAGGAAAGACTGTTATGGAGAGTCGCCAGTGATTTTAAAAGGATACACCATGAACAAAAATCTTGAAAGATATCTATACAAAGCCCAATTCATAACTCCGCAAAAAGCAGATGAAGTTAGGAATGTCTTAGATACAGAAACTACCTGGGTAGACTTTGATTACAAGGGTCCTGAAAATATTTGTGTGCAGGACAATCCACAGATTCCTTATCATGTCACTGAATTAGGGTTAGAACACCAAATGACAAAGTATTTAGAAACACAGATCGATCGTGTTGTTAACGATTATATACACAACTATTTGCAGGACATAACTTGGTTCACATACTGGAATGGTAAGACACGATTCTACTATATCAGATATCCAACCGGATCAGATGGCATGGGAACTCATGCCGATCACGTGAGAAACATCTTCGACGGAACCAGGCGAGGCATACCAACTCTTACAGTGTTAGGATCATTGAGTGACGAGTACGAAGGTGGAGATATAGTATTTTGGCAAGACACTCCTAAACGATTAAAAAAAGGAGAAATTTTTATTTTTCCTTCGATATTTTTGTACCCGCATGAAGTAACACCTATCACAAGTGGCACAAGATATTCGTTCGCTGTATGGATATGGTAGACAAAAATATCCCTTGGCCAACTATTAATGATCAGACATCTGAGTTTGTTAACGTCCCTCTGATAGAAAACTACAAGTTTTCCGACATGTGGTATCTTGATACCAAACAGGCCAAACCACTATTTGAAAAACAAGCGGACATCATCATAGCAAAACAGTGCAAAGGCATCATTGATGTTGGATGCAGACATGGACCTGTGAATGCAATACTGCATGAAAAAGGATACACAGATTATAGGTACATGGGTTTTGATACATCTGTAGAACCAATTGATTTGGCCAAGCAACAATGGGCGCAGTTTCCTAACATAGAATATAGGAATGCTTCATGGCATGACAAAAAAAGTATTTTGGTTGATTTTGATGTAGACCAAGTGATATGGAGTGGCGTGCTGATATACCAACCAGACAAACATCATCAAGTATTTCATGACATCACTGTGGATTTGTACAACAGCAAAAATGCAATCATCGCCGAAGTTTATCATGATCAAAAATACAAGGAAGATAGGCTCCTATTAAATACCATTACACACGAAATGGATCAATACACACAGAAATATTCTCAAGTTGATCAAACTCTTTTAGATTGTGAAATATTTTCTGGAAGGAGACTTGTTCTTGACATTACGATATAGAATAGAAAAAAGGAAAGTTGATGTCAGCAAAAGGAAATACGTCAACATGGATCCACACAACGATCGACCAGATTATGATCATCTTCAAATTCACGATCAGTATGTTGGTTACAGAGATGCATTCTATACACCCATTGATATGCCAAAGATTGAAGTTGATCTTGATCATATAGAATCACTTTGGTCCGATCCAACTATGGAAAAAGGCACAACCGCAGGAACTATTGCTGTTGGCAAAGTTTTGTTTTTGAAGATGAACATGTTTACATACGTGGACGGCAATCCTCCTTGGTACGCATGGGCAAAAAGTGAAATACCTCACATTTGCGATTTCATCGACCAACTACCATTCAAATCTATAAGGCAGTGTGCATTTGTGCAACCACCAGATGTTACACCACCACACTACGATGAACCCATCACAATGACTCCACACTTGAGAGACAGTGCGCCTTCGCAGTACAGGATAAGATGGAGCAGGGTTACTGACAAAGACAATGAAATATTTTACATGAGCAAAGATTCAGGAGCCACGAAGATATATCCTGTATTGCCCGACGAGACGAACACATATGTCTATGATGGATCTGTATGGGAACATGGCACAGATTGTGGATTTAAAATGAGCGAAAGAGCATTGATAGTCATGTCAGGAATATTAGACATACCAAAACATCACGACCTGTTGGAAAGATCTATTAACAAGTACAAGGATTATGTTTTGCATGACAAAGAATTTGAACATACCATATCTCAAAGTTAATCTCACAGTACCTGTATTAGACATTTGCGATGAGGCCACCCACTTACTTGAAAACAATATGTATGAACCTCATAGATCAGATGACGGCCATGGCTGGAATGTTTTCACTCTGTTTGGCGAGGGAGAGTACATAACCATCGGGGGTAACTGGGGAGATCCTGCAAAATACCATTGGACCAAACTTGCTGAAAAGTATTGCCCAAAAACTGTCGAGTGGTTAAAAAGTTTGCCTTACACAGAAATTTATAGAGCGAGATTTATGTTTTTAGAACCACAGGGACACATTAAGATACACCATGACAAAGAGCCTAATGAGACTTTAGGACACACAGTTGTGGACGATGCTATGAACATAGCAATCAAACATCCACAAGGATGTTACATGAGGCAAGTCTACAAAGATCATTACAATGAAGTCCCGTTTGATGATGGCACTGTATTTTTCTTTAATAACCGGTACTTTCATTATGTTTACAACAATAGCACCCAAACAAGAATACACATGATAATCCATGCAAAATGGTTGCCCTTGCACACCGAATATACTAAGATAAATTTGATAGAAAAAAATTATTTAGACCATGAAGAATTTGCATATTCGAACAACGCATGGAACAACAAGGAAGCATTAAATGAAAAAATCTCAGCATATACACCAGACCTGTCTTATCATTGTTGAAAATTTAAGTCAACACGGAGATCATTTTGAAATAGGTGCGTGCCAAAATTATACCAGCAGTATGATTTATGAACTTCAAAACAAAGTGCCTGAGATGGTCATCCAAACGGTTGCTTCATATGACGAGGCAATGACCCATTTTGATAAGCACAAATATATTTTTGTTTCGTCAATTGGCAATTACATAGAGTGGTACAACTTTAGTTACATCATTGATAGGATGGCCCAAGAAGATCTTGCATTGGTTGGGCACATCTTACACAAGCGTGGATATTATGAGATACATGATCAAGTTTTTGTCATTGATGTAGAAAAATGGAAACAGGCAGGCAGTCCACATATAAGAAAATCTGTCAAAGATAAAGCGTGTGCTATTGAGAGAGATCCGGACAACATTCATCATGATTATACCCCAAAATGGATCAAAGCTGATCAAAACTCACTTGCACAACCTTACAAGATTCCTGTTGATGGCATGTTCCTTGGTTCTCATTTGATATCGGAATTTGCCCGTCATAATTTAAAAATATCCGCATTCAACAGTCTTGAAAGGAAACACAAGTATTATCTTTATGGAGGAACAGAATGGTTTTATCCAGCACTGTTCATGTCTGAAAGTTATGCATTTTGCAACGAACCATTGGAAAGAATGGTCGATGAAATGCCAAATGATATCCAACAGTATTTTGGCATAGCCAGTCCTTATTACATATTGGCACTGTCCTATAAAAATCCTGCCTGCAAAGATTGGTATATTTTTGATAACAATCATATACAATTATTGTACTGCAAATGGGTGTTAGAAAAATTGCCAACATTTGATTATGATGTGAGAAATACACTGTCTGCATTCCTAAGAGAATATCCATGGATTAAATCCAAGGATTTTGAATCTATCGACACTAACCCGTATTTGAAAAAAATTGTTGATTACACACAAAAATTATTGAAGCCTTATGACTTAGGGAAAATAAATTACATCGAACAAAACATATGGGTGGATCAAAAGATCAATATTCAAAACAAACCAACTCTTGCATACACATCGAACGTGTTCAGATATCAACCGGCGAGCAAATGGATGCCTTTGTCAAAACAAAAACAGGCAGAAATTAGTTTTTTAAATATTCTAAAAAACAATCCTAATGTACACACGATTGTGAATGATATGAAAACTGAAAGGATAAGGTAATGCAGTTGCATTGTTTTGGGGACTCGAATATTTGGGGGGATGAGCAACCTAACTGTACAATTGGAATAAATTCACAACCCAGCAAAACTACCTTCCCCTACTATCTTGCAAAAAAATTGGGTATAGAAACTGTGTACAATCATGCTGTTTCAGGAGGATCATTGCAGTTGGTCGCTGACAGTCTACTTTTTAACTTTTTACCAAAAAATCATTCTCATGATGATATTGTGATAGTATACCTTCCCAATTGTTCGAAATACTCATTTGTAACAAATGATAGAAAAGAGTATAACAGCGTTGAAGATATTATTAGATACCGTTTGAGGTCATGTGTTTATGACAATGAGTTGAAAAAAGACACAGTGGAATGGATGATGAAGCATTTGTGGCATGAACAAGCTTTGTATTATAATGTGATAAAACATATCATTACTATCGATACTTTCCTAAAAGATTACAACAATGTATTCTATTTTTGGAACACCAGGCATCATTTCAGCAGTTTTCGTAAAGGCCAAGACGGATTAGATTCGGAATTAAATTTTAGAAATGCTTGGTTTCCAACTGATGATCTCGCAGAGCCGTGCATAGGAAATAGCGTGTTTGATAAGGATATTATAGATCATGATAATCCCGCATTCGAGAGAATAAAAAATCGCACAGTGGATTGGGACATTTTGTCGGTTTTCGATAGCATAAGCGACCAATTAAGTGTACATAAATACAAGCAGAAGCATCATGCACCACAAGTCCATGAGCACTATGTTGATACGTTTTTGTATGAACATATTAAGGAGAAATTAAATGTCGATTGAAAGTCCTATTGTTAACGATTACGTGATTGAGTTACCACAACTTATTGATTTATTGCCAACGCCGGATGAAGTGCTTGCAATGAAATCTTCCAAAGTTGATGTGGTTGATCCGGAATATACTTCTGCATGGGACGGCCAAAGATGGTATTTGATCACAGACAATGATAAAAGCAATAGTGTAATCAGTAAATTCAATGCTGGTCACATGACTTCGTATCCTGAAGTATGGTTGGTGGAAAAAGAAGCCGGCAAATGGATACGTCCACACATCGACACAGACAGATTGGTTGTTTTGATTTATCCTATAGTACCTTCATCATACGATATTCAATTCACAGACAAATGGGAAGGTGACAACAATTTCTTTTTTAGGTCATATGAAAACACGACTCCATATGATTACAATGTGTTGCACACTCACACATACACATGTCCAACTCTACTAAACAGTAAAATTCCACACTGTCTTCCTTCCGAGGCGGCAAAGACAACATTCCAAATTTCATTATATTTTGGTTATGACGCCTGTTCAGATTGGGCGGGGATTGTCAACACTTACAACAGCGGTGATTTGATCACACTTTAATTTTCTATGTACAATGATTTTGTCATAGAAGTCCCTCAACTTGCAAATTTATTTGATGAGGATGCTTTGTGGCAGGCATGCCAAACCAATCCGAATCATGACAACAAAAATTATGGAGTGAAGTGTTGGGAAGTCAAGCCAGACCAGCCAGAGGTAGAACACATCTTTAAAATCATCAATCAAGACAAGTTATCACAACCGCTGATCGGATGGTTGATGTACAAGTACAAAGATGAATGGCTGAAGCCACATGTTGATGTTGGTAGAGATGCTATTCTTATGTTTCCTATTGAACCAAAAAATTACAAAATTTCTTTTTTGGATAACAAAGAGGATATGAACACCATTTACGAACACACATATGTTTGTCCAACAATTGTGAATTCTAACATCTTACATTGTGTGTATGATGAAGGCATTGAAAGGAAATTTTTCCAAATTAGTTTCTCTTTTGATAACTGTGTGTGGGATGATGTCATAAAATATGTGTACAATGGACAACTATTCCATACGACTCTACAGTGAAAATCCTGATAATAATCGTTCTCTAATAGAAGATTTCAGGCGCAAAACTTTTGATGAAGGCAGTACCAGTCTGTCGCACAAGAAGTA